TTTAAAAGGTATATAGGAATTTACTGGGGGGGGTAGGTATCCGTTTAAAAAAGGGTGTCTGAGGGTGTCCGGTGTCCCTCGTCTTTTATACTAAATATTGCCAAATTTTTTCTAAAACTGACTTAAAGAAATAAATTATCAATATAATATAAACGAATTAAATCCAAAAATGTCCGAAATTACTGTTGATGTTGAAACCGCTGTAAGATACTACAAAAAGCATCTCAAAAATGTTTCCGATTACCAAAAAAGACATCCAGAGCGCATGAGAGAGAAAAATAACGAGTATAACAAACGAATTCGGGAAGAACAGCCAGAGAAGTATAAAGAAGTTTTAGCAAAAAAGAAAGAATATTACCAAACCGTTCGCAAACCAAAAATGGAGGCAGAAAAATTAGCGAAACAATCCAAAGAAGACGGAGAACTAAAAAATGAAAAAATCTAAAAAAAATATTATCTATCTTTATAAAAAAGAACTTAAAGAAATCTCCTACTGTATAAGTATAAACAAATAAGTATCTGAAATGTCAACCCAAACCGCAATTGAATTCTTCGCCTCAAAAAACATCCCAGCCTATCCAATCATTTTGGATATATCTGAGAGCGGAAAGACCGAGTTCGGAGAACCAAAATACGACAAGGAACTAGTTCCGGTTAAAACAGAACTGTATGGGCGTAAAAAGACGACTGATAAAGGAGAAACCTATACCAGTTTCAAACCAGAGCAAAACGATTGGGATGATTTCCCGGTTGAAAACATTTCGGCAAGAATGAAATTGCTTGAAAATCCATTTTGGAAGAAGAAATTCAACTATTTTGCCATGCCGACAAATATCTATAAGCATATAGATTTGGATTGTCCAGAATACAGCGAAGTTTACAAAGATCTTCTAAAAACCTTTCCATACTTCAAGTCGGCGACAAAAAGTTTTGGAAAACATATCATTGTTACCTCAGATTTTAAAGCGCCAAAAAGACGAAATGAATTAAAGAATGAAGGCTGTCCAAAGGATGCAAAAGGTCAATCGGGTGTTGAATTTTTAGACGGTCAATGGTCTTATGTCCCAATTGACGCCGTTTTCTACAATGCAGATTGCCCAGATTTGAATTTTGATTTTAGGAACCTTTTAACAAAGACAGAAGAAAAGAAAATGAAGCCAGTAAAAAAAGAAGAAGATGGTGAAACAGACGAGGAAGAACAAGACGAAAACGTAAAAGTCGCATCATCTTCGTCTGCAACTCAAAAACACCGGGATTTGTTTAACTTAATCAATCTAGAAGAAAAAGACCTTACAAAAATTCAAGACCAGAGAACAACATGGCAACGCCTTTGCGATTGTATGAAACGATATAAGTTTTCAGAACAAGATTGGTTTGATTTTTACACCCGCAATAATTTGAATGACGACAAAGAGAAACAAGGTTTATTTTCTAAGGTCAAAGGTGCGACCGACATTTATTTTGCTCAAAAAATCGCCAAAAAGACAAATCCAGATGGTTACAAAATTTGGCAGATGACTTACAAAACGAACATGCCTTACGAAACATACCAAAAAGGGACAAATGACGTCTCAAAATTCGTAAGCAAGTTCTTGATTACTGAGTTAATTTACTGCAATGATGACTGGTGGACTTTCAACAAAAAAACTAAACTTTGGAACAACATCAAAGACCCAACAGCAATTGTCGTCAATTCAGTTCAAAAATCACTAGACGAATCAATAAACATAAACGAATATCTAATTTCATGCACTCCTGAAACCGAAGATTTCAAAGAGAAGTATATGATGCTAGTCGCAATGAGAAAAACATGGGGAATTGCTTATGCAAGAGTGGCCGATTCGTCTTTTTCAAATCAATGCATTAGATTTTTGAAGTCTTATCTTTGCGACAATGATTTCACCAAAAAATTAGATGCAAATATTGGCAAATTGGCTTTCAAAAACGGGGTGATGGATTTGGAAACAAAGACGTTCAGAAATGGACTTCAATACGATGACTTTCTTACTCAAACGATTCCATACGATTATAAACCTTCTGAGACTTCTTTTATCAAGTCTGTCTTAAAGAAGATTTTGAACAACAACGACGAACACCTAGAATATTTTCTTTCACTCATCGGTTTCACTTTTATTGGAGACCCAGAATTAGAGAAATCAGTTTATTTCATGATTGACAAAACTGAGGGTGGAAAAGGCGACAATGGTAAAACCTTGTTTTTTGACATCTTAAATACACTTCTTCCAAACTACGTATACAGAAGCAATGGAAGTCTAATTAGCAAGAAAAATCAAAAAGTCCATAAACAACTTATTCATACAAAGGGTAAGCGTCTTGTCTGGCTAGAAGAATTGCCCAAAGAAGACGAATTGAACAGCGAACTTTTGAAGGAAATTGGTGACGGAAAAAGTCTTGAGTTTGAAGTTCTTTTCAAGGCGACTGAAACCATAAACGTTTATTATAAAATGTTTTGTCTTTCAAATCATTGCCCGAATATCAGCCCAGACGAGAAAGCAACATTTAACCGTTATAAACAGGTCTCATATAATTCTCATTTTGACAGAACTGGTTCTAGAAAAGAAGAAAACGCCGAACACCTTTTGTTTATTGCCGACAATTCACTTTCAAAAAAAATCAAAGAAAAACATTATGACGAAGTTTTTAACCTAATCATTGACTACGCTCATCTTTATTACACCAGAAAATTGCCTCCCATTCCCGAACAATTCATAAAAGATACAGAAGAAACCAAGAAAAACAACGACGAATTCGGTATATTCTTCAATAAATTTTTAAAACCATCATCAGCAAAAAGAATAGCCGATAAAATTCTTATTGAAAAATCTGGAATGCTTCCAAAAGACGTAAGGGATGGAATGAAAAGACAAGGATTTGTTTATAATAAAGAATTGAAAGGATTGGGCAAAGATTTTGATGGAAAAGCCTTAAGAGGTGGTTACCAAGGTATAGATTTTAAAACAACACTGGAATTGCAACTAGAATACCCAGACGAAGATTTTTCTGATTCAAATTTTGAAGTTGAAGAACAACCTCCAATCATACCATTTTAAAATATATTATTTAGAATTCAAAACATAAATTTCTTTTTCTGCCATGACAACCATGGGATATGTCTTTAAGACAGTAACCCAACGTCCATCTAATTTTTTAATCTTTTTCATTTGTTCCTTATCAAGACCCAAGTAAGATTCCAAAAGATATTTTAGCGTTCGTCCACCAGAATTTTTCGGAAAAAAGGTAATGCTATGGGCTTCGTTAAGAATTCTTTTTGTATCGTTTCCTGCGCATGCTAAATGACTTGTATATAAACAATAAACGTTGTAATGTCTTCCAGTTTCTAAAATTGAGTTCAAAATACCTGCAACTTTGATTTTTATAGGCTTGTCTGTTATGCAATCAGTATCGTCAAAAATTACAAGACTGTCTTTAAAGTCCTCGGCTTTCAAATCATCTTCAACCAAATCTTTATTGAGTGGGATTCTTTTTAAGCCTTTTACTTTATCTATACTGCTGTCATCTCCAACTGACGAAAATAGAAAAATATGTCTTTTTGGAAACATCTTTCTAAACTCATCGCAATACTGTTTACAATAATATGATTTTCCTGAGCCCGAAGCACCAGTTACGTATAAAATCTGTCTTTCTTTTGTAGTGTTTGGGATTTGCTGAAAAGTTTCATCGCCTTCCAAAATTAAATCGTTAAAACTGCACCTTGCGTCTTTACCGTCATCAACTGAAATAGTTGGTGGCTTTTTTGTCCTCGGATTTTTTATAGTAGCGATTTTGTCACCGTAATCCTCAAAATTCATCTTTTTTTACTTTTAGTTAATATAATAAAACAGATTTATTTCCTTTTAGAAATTGTAAAGTTTGCGCATTTATTACCGTTAATAAACCTTTACTCGCATCGTCTAGAAATTTGTAGATTGATTTGAAATCTTTGGCTTTCATCGCCCTCTCTAAAGATTCTTCTAAAAATGGATATTTTACAAATCTAGTCTTTTCAGCGATTAGTTTGATGTTATTCTTTATGTCAGCAACATTAGGCTTTCTAAATTTCTGTTCTAGAAGAGCCAAAATAGTCCCAATTTCAGACCTTTGTTTATAAAGTAATCCAGTTGACGAATTGAAAAAATTGAACAATTCAGTCATCTTTTGTTTATTCTTTTTTGGATCTTCAATATTGTAATAAGCAAAACATCTTTTCAATCCTTTCATATAATTATGACCCGCATAAAAATACTCTTCAAAATCATGAGCAATTGAATTTAAGATTTTTTCTTTATTTAAATCATATGGGAAAAAGTTTGAATCGTTACCTACTTTGATGAGGTAGTTATCGGAAAATTCAACATAAACGCCATCAATAAGGACAATCGCATCTAGTTTTGTTGTTGCTTTCATTATAAGGCAATCCTGAAATGAAATTCTCCTTTTGTCCTTTAAAACTTTGTAACCATTTTTCATGTCATTTTTGTCCCATCTAAGCGGTTTTCCATCACTATCCATTCCGCATTTGAAATCGCTGATAAATACGTCTTTGTCTTTTTCGGCTTCTTTGAACTTTTCAACAAAAAACAAATAAATTGCATGTAATATGCTTGGGCTGTCTCTCGCTTCTTTAAAAAACTCGTTCAAATCGTAATCGGCTACATATTTTGAGTTCTTAAAGGAAGCAGAACCAACAACTTTATAAGTTCTAGAAATCCGTAATAGATTGAAAATATTTTTAACAGCATTGCTAAAATCAGATATTTCCTTTTTTTCAAATAAATCAATCATTTTGTTTATTTGTATTAACTAGTTTTTATTTTATAGTAGATATTTTGTTGGACAGTTCTTAGCAAAATTATTCCAAATTGTTGGGATGTCTTTACTATTGCTTATTTGTTTTCCGTAAAAATTACGTCCGGCGCCCGTCAAAGCAGGTTCGTTTTGGTTGATGCTATTTATTGCAATAGCGGTTTGTTCAATCAAATCAGAAAAATTCTCAATAAACATCTTAAATGATATGTTGCCATAGTTGACATCGGCAAAATCCGTCACTACATCTATGAATTTTTGGTCGGTTACATAACTATTTAGATAGCCGTTTATCTGCTTCAATTCCTTGATATTTTTTAAAGACAATTCACTAGTATAAGGTTTGATTTTAGAAACAAAAAATGACTTGGCCTTTCGTACAATGGCATTCAATGTTTTTAGTTTTGTTAAAATATTATACGCTTCTTCGTCATCATCAGGAGTTGGATAATGTACCAAAACTTCAAATTGGTTATAAAATTCATTGATAATGTCACTAAATTCGTCAAAATTATTAGAAAGTTGTTTATTAAAGGTCCTCTCTTTCAAAAATGTCTCGTCTTCCCCAGTAGGACTTCGGATGTTGTTTAATGATGTTCTAGAAAGACTCTTTGAAGCAAATATTATACTGTCGGGGTTATATTCTAAATTTGCGTAATCTGGTAAAAGAGGCATTTTATTAATAAACTATTTTATTTTTATTAGCAGATAATATTTTAATATAGACCATTGTCTTTTACGAATTTACTTGCTTGACCTAAAGATAGTCCTTGCTTCTTCATGATCTCAGCAACAATGTCACCTCTAACAGAATAGCGTTTATGAGCAGATTTTGGCAAGGACATTTCAGTTTTCTTCTTCCTTCCCAAGCCCATCATCATCAAAGGCACTGCATACGGCGCAACCGCTTTGCTGACTTTTGTAATATCATCTAAAACATTACGTTTTCCACCTACGTAGTCATCTTCTTCATCGCTTTCAGAATCATAATTTATACCCGATCCAAACATCTTTTTTACCGCTGAAGCCGACATCTTCTTTTTTGTCGGCCCGAACATCTTTTTGACTGCTGAAGCGGACATTTTCTTCTTTGACTCTTTCGTCTTTTTTGACCTTTTCTTAGGCTCAGATGGAGTATAACCAGAATCAATTTTACTTTTTTTGAGCATTTTTAACCTAGCCCTAATTTCAGCAATAGTCGTATGAGGATTCCTTTTCTGTTCGGCTTTGATAAAACTCCAGTAATGCTTCATATCACCGCCGAACATATGGCTTTCATCGGGATAATATGAAGCCAACGATGGAGGATAATGGTCGCTTTGATATTCTGCTGGACGATTCTTCAACATTGCACCACCTTTTAAATAAGATTTGATGGCTTCTTTTGCTACGCTAGTGGCTACGTCTTTTGCGACAGGGGCGAGTTCTTTTACGAATGGATGGGCTACGTCGCCAGCATCTTTAAGAAAATTTCCAAAGGTATACTTTTTACCACCTCTTAAATAACTCATTGCTACGTCTTTGGCTACTTCGCCGGCAATCGGGGCGACTACCTGAGCAGTGCCTACTAAGCCTTGCTTAAACCCATGACCGAAATCTTTCCAAAATGATGACTTTCCACCTCTTAAAGACGAACTCGCAGTTCTGACAGCAAGAGACGATGGATACGAGTAGTTATTTGCACCGGCGAGCGGATTTCTTGTAACTCTTCGGCCTCCTAGCATAGTAGGCTGGTTAGTACCATCAAGAACACCTTTATAAACATTTCTCATTAAGGTTGACGAAATTCCGTTGTTATATTCTTGCATATTTGTTTATTAATAGTATTAGATATTTTTTTTATGCTAAATATTTTTTAAGATAGATATTTGTCTAATTTACTTCTTTTTCCACCGCTCATAACACCTCCTGACATAACCCCGCCTGAAGTACCCGCACCAACAATGCTACGGGCATGTTTCAAAAGAGGCCTTTCTCTAATCATCTTAAGGACATTACTCATTCCAAAATTTCCAAGTTTTCCTCCAACCAGTCTCTGGTATTCTGAACTTTCTAAATGAGGAACAGGCGTTTGCTCTTTAGTCTGAAGAACCTGTTGTTTTGTAAGCAGACCAGTGAAGATTTGACTCGTTCCAGTCTGGGTGCAGAAAATTCCAGAATTCATAGTAATAATGCAAATCTCAGGGACAATGCCAAAAGGAAACTGGTTAACAACTCCAATGTTAAACTGGAACTGAAATTGTCCTAAAGACGAAGCCGAAAGATACGAAGGAAGACTGAAATCCATGGAAGGAGAAAGAACCAAAAGAGAGCCAGTTGTTGGAACTAGTGATTGAACTCCGCTGGTATTGTTATTCACTCCAGCAACGCCGTTAAATTCATAGAACGATTGTTGCGAACCATTTCTAAAAGACATATTGTATAAATCTTGAGTGGTTGCAGTAGAAAGCAGACCAGATGCGTTGTTAAAGTTGATTGCGATGCTTTTAATAGCAAGAAAAGACGATGTATAAGACCAATTCTGGCTTGACATGGGAATCCTAACAGAAATCAAAATAAGGTCAGGAACCTGATTCAACTGAATTGATTGAGAAGTCAACGTAACAATTTGGCTACTAATAGAAACTGCCGGATTGAATGGTGCAATACTAGTGTTGTTGTTTGAAATTGTAAGGTATCGGGGATAATCCAAAAATGGGACTACGTTCTTCGTAGAAATCTTTGAATACTGTTCAGGCTGAAGGCTCAAGAAGTTAAACAAGAGACGGGTATTTTGAAATGCAGAAGGCTGAGTTGCAGTTCCGAGGGTAATACTAGTAATAAAACTAGATAAACCTGTTGAGTACGTACCACCGGCCGGAATTGGCGCTAAAGTAGTATTAGCCGTAGAAAACAATCTCTTGCATGACGAATCAACGTTCAAGACAAATGACAAATTGTTTATTCCTAAAAGACCGGCTTGCGAGTTTGGCTGGCAGTTGATATAAGGCGACAAAGCCAAGAAGGGTTCGGTCAATTGAACAACTATAGAAATGACCCAAGAATCAGTTAGGCCAGTTGAAATTACACTGTTATCAGTTAGAACCCCAGCAATGTAATGCTGGACAAGAATTGACTGAAGAGCATAAGCGCCTCTTGGCTCAAAGTCCTCGTCGTAGCCATTGTTGTTGTATGATGCTAAAGGATTGGAATTGGTCAAAACAGCATTTGAATAAACTCCCCATTGATTGTCTACGTAACTTGGGGTAAGACTATTGTATCTAGATAGCATACGGTTATCGTTCATTCTTGACAACATGGGAAGAACGTCTTGAAGATTGGTTGACACCGAAACGTTGTTAATAGTTGACTGCGTAGTTGTAAAAAGGGAATTCAAAGGGAAAGCCTGAAGACAGTCAGTTAGACCATATTGAAATGCTTGGGATCCGGCCGGTACCCCTACACCACCATTTACTCCTTGGGCATTGATATTGACGCTAAAATTAAGAGTTGTCTGAAGAAGTATATGACGGTCAACTACAATATTTTCGTTTGGAATTTGCAGAGCAAAAACAATAGATGAGTTTGATGCTGAAACGGCTTGAAACTGCTGGAAAGTGGACTGCGAAGCACCGGCAACAACGCCAAAAACGTCCTTATCTGTTAAATCGGCGATTCTTGAGTCTTCAATTAGAACGGTTTGAATATCTGACATTTCTGGTTTTGTTTATTATAATATATTATTTTTTATTTATTAGTATTTTTTTACTCTAAATTGTCCTAAAATTACGGTTTCGTAGTTCCAAGAGTTGCCCTCTTAGTAAATAAAATTTTGATAGTCGCTGTTGTCCCGCTTCCTAAAAGAAATGGTTGAAGTGCTCCAATTCGGTCCTTCCAGTAAACGGAAATGTCTAAATTGCTTAAAGGACGATTTCCCTGCAATTCAATAAGACGATACTGAGCAGTTGGATTATAAACGATATTTGGTTTATAGAATCCCGAATCTGATACAAAATCTGTTATGATTTGGCTAACGTTGCTATTATTTCCATTAGCGTTATTGTATATGAGACCGTTTACAAATATCTGAGGGCTTGTAATATTCGTAGGCACTACAGGTAAGGTGTTGCTAGTAAAAACTACAGAAGTAATGGGAGACCATAAAGCAATTGTAGAATACTCTTGAATCACCTGAATTGCTGTATACGTAGGATTAATCGGTGGATAAGGGATCTCGTTAGCACCGCCAAAGGTGTTTGTTTGAATCAATACGTTTTCGTTATTAATATTAGCATTTAAGGAGTTAACCGTAAATGGAAAAGACGAAAAAAGTTGAAACAAAGCAGGGTTCATGAAAATCTGAATATAGTTGGCCGATGTATAGTCGTAGCCTAAAACGTCGCAGTTAAGAATTGCAATTTGGTTGTTAGTGTCAAACGTCATGATAGGCGCATTTACGGTTGGCAAACTTGCTCCCGCTGAAACAACCTGAGAATTCAAATTATTAAAACAAGTCGTAAACGTCAAATTGATTAAGTAAATCCAATATTGGAATGTATAAATGGAATAATAGCCTGTTGCATTGTTTTGAAGACCATTTGGTAGGAGATTTGGCGCCAATGGAATTGTTGCTGATTTGTCTTGAGGAATATAATTTACGTATTCTTGCTGAACATACGTAATTCCCGAAACGGTGTCAAGCCATGATAGCGTAATTGAGTAAACGGTTAGGTTTATGTTTGATTGATTTGGTTGAATCTCTGGAATAAAAAGCGGAAGTGTTGGTGTATCTAGAGTAAAGCGAATAATGGACATATAATAGTCTTCTGGATTATGCAAAAACGGGACGCTTCTGTTCTCATTAAAATACAAAGTTGGCGGAGGTGATGTTACCGTTTGAAGATTTGTAATGACGATGTCAAAATAAATCTTATCCGATTGAGAATTTTTTGCTAAAAGTGACATTTGTTTATTATTACATCAGATTTTTATTTTATTTCTAAATATTATCCTTTTTGAAATGGAGGTAGATTATATTTGCCTCTAATGATTTGTTTTAATGCAATTTGAGATTCTAAATTACGTTTATCTATCTCTTTGGCTGTAAGAGGCGTCAATTTACTAATTCGTATCGTTGGTCTGTAAACAGGATAATCTTTATGACCTACATCAGTCCACTTTTCTGCAAACCATCTTTCAAGCGGTTTTATTTTATTGTCGTCAATATATTTACCACCTCTTTGCTTATACGTCTTTACGATAAATCCGCTTTTATAGGCCGATGGCTTTGAATAGACGGTATCAGCGTATTTTTTTACCTCGTCATATAACTTTTGATTGGCTGGTATTGGCATACGTATAAACTTTATTGATAA